TACAATGAGTTGCACACACTCGTAGGTGGGTGTGTGCGTCAAAGAAGGAAGGTTGCGGTGGTTGCAACATGGTGTTGTGACATTAGGTGTTCGTGAACGAACAGCCGCACGAGCCAGTCTGGGAGGACATCATGGCACGCAAAGCAAAAGTAGCAGTAGCAACATTCGGTCGTTATGCGAAGCATGACAAGTGGTGGACGGTTGCGTTTGATGACGCAACAGAAGTGTTGGAGACAGGCAAGGTTGTGGATGTCCGCAAGGTGGACGGAACCGAGCAGAAGGTTGTCATCCAGTCGCTGGTAGCATCGTCCATTGTGGATGCGGATGACCAAGCACCTACGCTGTATTACACTTACACGAAGGTGTCCGCCAAGTAGGCACGGTTGGTTGAGGGCACACGGGCATTTCCCCGTGTTCGTGTGCCTGATTGCTCACCGTGAGCAGATAGGAATATGGCTGGGAGGCTATTATGAGTAAGCAAGCAGGGTTACAACCAAAGGGCGTGTACTGTTGTCCACGCTGTGACCGTAAGGTGGAAGTGTTCATTAGGGTGCGTGAAGTGGCGTGTAATCAGCATGGACAGATGGTTAAGGCAGGCAAGTAATGGATGAGTATAATGTTGCGTTGTTGGTTATGGTTTATGGTGTAGTGTGTGTTGTGTTCGGGTATTATCTACGGAAATGGGAGGGTAAGTGATGGATAGGGAGATTAGGGTTGGTAGTTTGGTCGTGTATAAGGGTATTGCGGACTCGTCCATTTATAGGGTTGCGGAGATTTCTCCGTGGGATGAGGTTGTGATGTATGATGCGACTGGGCGTGGGAAGTTTTCTCGTAAGGTTAATAAGTTCCGATTGGAGGCGTTGTGATGTTTAAGCAGGGTGATGAAGTGTATATCAAGGGTAGAAAGGGGTTGTGGGTTGTGAAGGATGCGGATGAGCGTTTTGATAATGCTATGATGCTCGTTCATCTTCATGGTGATAGTGGGTTTGTGTTGTTGGCTGTTCGTGGTCAGGATTGCCAGTATATTGACCCGAAGTGGTGTCGTGTTTACAACAAAGGAGGGAAATAGTTATGAGTATGTTCCAACATAGGCATTATGAGGCGATTGCTGAGATTATTGCCGATATTAACCGTAGTATATATTTGGGTGAGATTGCGGAGGGTGAGGCGTTTGGTGTTGTGGATATTGCTTTGCGTAACATGTTTGCGGAGGATAATCCGAAGTTTAATCGTGAGCGTTACATCAAGGCGTGTGGATGGGTGTGACCGTCAAAGATAAGGTTTCCGACAGCAATTCCGCTGTCGGATTTAATCAACTGGGAGGTTGATATGAGTAAGCAAATGGCAGTTAAGGTTAGCAGAGTTAAATTGTTGGAGAAACTGAAACAGGCACATCGTAAGGCAACTAGCGAAGAGTTGGTTCACAAAATTGCTTGCGAGAACATTGACAAACTGGAGGAGAAGCAGAACGCTCAAGTGATTAAGCAACTGTCCAAAGGTAATGTTACTGTTCGTAACTCTACTGGTCATTATGAGCGTAAACAAAACTTGGTTGAGTTTACTATTGTGGTAACATTTCCTGATAGCATGTTTCCAACGCTGGAGTATCCTGCTCGTGGTGACAATTTTGTGTACAACTTGGAAGAGTTGTCCAATGTTATCAAGTTGCTGGAATTGAGCAATGAGGAGAATGTTTCTACTTCTACTTATGGTAATGTTGCCCGTTTCTTGTAAACGGGTCACCGTGTGGGGGTTCGTAGCCCCCACATGGTACAATTTGACGCACATGCGTATGGGTGTGTGCGTCAAAGATAGGGAAATCGGCATTAGCAATTCCGCTGTTGTCGTATTAACGCCCATTAGGGCAGGAGGATAGTATTATGGCTGGGAAATCATTAAACATCTTGCGGATTGACCGCAACAGAAAGACAGCGTGGTGTAACTTTGCGCCTAGCGGTCAGGAATACGAGTACAGTTTCAGGAGTTTGTCCCGTAACACTCTCATTAAGGTTGTGGGTGTATTGGGTCACAAGTTCGTTGGTCGTACCCCGTTGTCTTATACTGGGGACGAGTTGGTGAAGTTGGCTATCGGGTTGTGTGCTGATGGTGGTGACGATATCATTGTCAGTAGCAAGCCATCAGTTCCTGCGGTGCCAGCACCTACGGTGACTGTCCCCGCTAAACCGAATGTGATGGTGTCTGCTGTTGGTATTGAGGATGCCTTGCGTGGTGTCATTACTGATGCTCTCAAGGGTTACACCGAGGGTGGCGTGGACAAAGAAGTGGTTGAGGGTATCGTGTCTCATGCGATTGCTCGTCATTCCGCTTCCGTTGATGCCAAGATTTCGGAACTCACCAAGATTATTGCGGAGACTAAGCCGACTGTTAAGCATATTACGCTTACTGGTGGTGAGGTTCGTAAGGTTGAGGGTCGTACACACTTCATGTTTGATAAGGTGTTGCGTGTTGTTGATGCTGGTATGTCGCCGTGGATTACGGGGACTGCTGGTGTGGGCAAGACGATGCTTGCCGAACAGATTGCTACAGCATTGGGCTTGGAGTATAGTCCTGAGTCGTTCTGTTCGCAGTCATCTAAAGCAGAAATCAAGGGCTATAAGGATGGTCACGGGTTGTACCAATCGGTGGACTTCCGCAAGCGTTTTGAGGATGGTGGTGTGTACTTGCTAGACGAGATAGATGCCGCTAATCCGAACATTCTGCTAACACTCAATAGCGCATTGTCTAACGGTTGGATGATGTTTCCTGATGGTAAGGTTAAGCGTCACGAGAAGTTCGTGGCTATAGCGTCAGCGAACACTTATGGTAACGGTGCTACGGCGGAGTATGTTGGTCGTCAGGTGATTGACGGCTCTACGCTTAATCGTTTCGTCAAGATAGATATGCCTATTGACGAGATTATGGAGGCTGGTATCGTTGGTGACCTATCTAGGGATGGGGACGCTGGTCGTGTGTGGCTTGAGATTGTGCGTAAGGCACGAGCCAATGTTGCTACCAACGGTCTTAAGGTTATCATTTCGCCTCGTGACTCTTATCATGGTGCGAAGTTGCTTAATGCTGGGTTCACCTTTCAGGAGTGTGTGCCTATGACATTCGGTTCGGGTATGAAGTCCGAACAGTATGCTAAGGTTATGGCTGGCATCACTATTCCATCAGGAGGTGCTAAGGAGTAGCGGATGGGCGGTGCGCCCATCCATTCTCCCAGCGTGGGTGGGCGTACATGTCAAAGATTGGGATTTACAACAACAACTATTGGAGGGGTTATGATTACACAAGTGATTGACAAAGTTTATATTGACGAGTTTGAGTCGTTAGGTGAGGCGTTGGCTTACGCTAAGGCTAACACCGACAGGCGTTCATCTGATAACAAGCGTGATATCAAGTGGGCTGGTTCGGAAACTTTGGATGATGCTGTCAAGTTGGGTATGGATGGTTGGCATGAAATCCGTCCTGATGTTGATAGAATGTTCAGCCACATGGAAGAACAAATAAACATGGCGTTGGGTGAGATATTTGAGATGCGTTATGATTACAGCGGTGACACGGTGGACATTGACCGTTTCCTTATGGGTGACCCTGAACACATGATGGATTATGAGACTGTTCCAGCAGGCAGGATGGGTCGTGTTGTTCGTGTGTTGATTAACGGTTCGGCTAGTGCTAGGATTACACCTGAGGAGATTATGCGTAGAGGTGTTCTTGCTGTTGCGTTGGTTGATGTGCTGAACAAGTTGGGTGTTGGTGTTGAGGTGTGGCTAGAGTCCGCTACTGATGACAACGGCAGGGGTGTTCATTCGCAACTAATCAAGTTACATTCCAGCGAAGAACGCTTAGATATTGACAACCTTATGTTTGCTATGGCTCATCCGAGTATGTTGCGCCGTGTAGGTTTCAGTATCTTAGAGCGTACTGGTTGGTCTAATGCTAAGCGGATTGCTCAGGAGGGTGCTGGTTATGGTCAGCCACATAATCTTACTCAGGGTAAGCGCATTGGTGCTGATGTTGAGATTGACAAGTTACAGAACGCAACGGGTGACCCCATTGCGGATGGTGTTGCTTATATCATGTCCACCGTTAAAGGGTTGGATTTGTTGTAAGCACAACGGTGCCTACGCCGTGATAGTGGGGCGGGGGTTGGACAATGAAACTCCAGCCTCCGCTAAGGATATAGGATATTATCAACTACAATATGGGAGGAAATATGAGATACGAAGTTCAGTTAGTGGTTACATATACAGGTGATACGATTGGTGACGACATCATTCAGGGTTTGAGTGATGCTGGTATCAAGGTAGAATACATGACAGTCGCTGACTCTAACGGCGAGTTTTATCCAGAATACATAAGCGTGGAGGCTTAACATGAACAAAGTTACAGGGTTGCTATTAAACGCTGGTGTTGGTGCCAGTATTGACACGGTAGAAATTACCGATTTGGAAAGCATACAAAATCATGTTGGTGGGATGATTGACGCTGTTAGGCAACCAATCAACGATGATATTTATGTTGTTGGTTATGTTCACGATGAGGGTTTGATACTGGATTTGGAAATGAACTGGATTGCCAGCGCATTGTTCGGTAGAGAAATCCGTGGCTCAGTTGTGTTAGTGAACGGCAATAACGATGTTGGCGAGTATGATGGTTACAACCATGATTTGCCCAACGAGTTCATTGAGTACATGAAAACGGTGTTCCTTGCTCGTGTTGCCACAACCTATAATGAGTCACAAATTATTCTTGCGTTGTTACAATCAGCGGCAAGTGATGATATAATTGAGATGGAGAAACTAGATGAGTTATTGGAAGTGCTTGCTGAAGCGGTGGAAACAGGTGACCGTGATGCTACTAACAAGGCTGGTGAACTGATGAGAAATGTTTTGTCACAAATTGACGAAACAATGGCTACTCAGGCTACAGATACATTGGTTGATGAAATATATGATTTCCTAAAGGAGCAAAACTAATGATGATAGAAATAGAAACACCTATGTGTACCGTTTGCGGTAACACTTCTAAAATGTTTGTGGATGAAACTGCTTTCTACCAATGGAAAAGTCGGGAAATCCTTATCCAGCAAGCGTTTGCGGACATGCCCAGCGAGGAGCGAGAAATGTTGATAACGGGATGTCATCCCGAATGTTGGAACCTACTGTTTGGAGATGATGATGAATGACACACTAATTAAAGTTGATGCTGTTTATGATATGTGGCAAGGTGAACGCATATGTGAAATTATGGAGTACACATACGAGATGGGTCATGTGTGGACTACAGACACAATGCTAAACTACTTTGAGAAACTAGTAGAATGTTACGACCTATATAAATCCACTAACGGTTATGTGTCCGATTCGTTTGACAACATTGAGCCACTACAATTTGGCAATGTGTCAATGTTACATAAATGGAAACATATTAGAAACTCTGTAATGGATTACTCGGTACAGTTTCCCAATGTAGAAGTGTTGGATATTATTCATAAACTGGGTGTAACATTAGATGAGTTTTATGCTGCTGTTACTGTAAACAAGAAGCAAAACAAAATGTCGGAAGATGCCTTCCGCCAGTTTTGTTATGCCTGTTTAACCGACAACCCCAACTTTGCCAAAATTGGTAGAGACTACGGTACTGGTATCAACACCATGAAATACTTTAAGAAACTATTTAGAGCAATAAAGATAGCGAGGACAGATGGTGAATGACAAGGATAAAGTATAATAACCTTACAGGGTTTCGGTACTTACAGTACCTCAACTAACTGTCCATGCTATCTAGTCTATTAGAGAGAGAATAAATGAAAATAGATAATGTTAATAAGATAGTGTATGTTAGACAGTCTTGGTTAAATGATATGGTTATCTGTCCAGAAAGAGCCAGACTGGGTATAACCCGTCCAGAGTTCCGTACTGGTAGTGATGCTACTATTATAGGTACTAGTATTCATACTGGGATAGAAGCCGTCCTTAATGGGACGGCAGGTAATTTTGATGAGATGTTACAGTCTGTCACAAATAACTTTGATGAGTTACAGAAAACTGGTTACAAGAAAACAAACATTGACGAAACAAAAATACCTGATTATCTTAGGTCTATGTCGTCAGCGTTTTACGAGGAGATTCTACCGCAGGTAGAGTTGGGAGGCAAGGTTGAGCATTATTTTAAGGTTCCTTTGGGTATTACTGTTCAGGACTATTCTGTGTGGCTTGAGGGAACGATGGACTACATCGCACCCAGCGGTCTTATATGGGACTGGAAAACATCATCCCGTGCTTATTACATCAAAGACAAACAGAAGTCCGCTATCCAGCCTACGGTTTATGGTTATGCGGCTGTTAAGGAGGGGTTGAGTAGTGGTGAAGTCACTCATTTTAATTATGGTGTTATGGTTCGTACTGAGGCGGTTAAGTCTCAGATTGCGCCTATCACAAGAACAGAGAACCATTATAATTGGCTCAAGTATTTTGTTCGTGGTGCCGTTGGCTCTTCTATTAGAGTGGGTTCCGAGAGCGAGTGGTTTATGAATGACAGCAGTACTTTATGTTCGTCATCATGGTGTTCCTATTGGAGTATCTGTAAAGGTGCTTTCAATTGTGAATGACTAGCATCTGCTAGTATTATATCAACAACAACTAGTTAGGAGAAAGATATGAGTGCCGTATCCAAAGACCAGAGTATTATCCTTCAAGTCGCAGGTAAGATTGCTGCCGATTTGACACCAAAAGGTAACGACATTAACGAAAACATTTCCAATTGGGTTATGGCGTTTGATGCCGTAGGTGAGCAACTGTTCTCCTCAATGGGGATGACAGCAGGAACTCCTGAGCAGGTCACACAGACGCTTGTAGAAGCGTTTGGTGCCACTCCAGTAGCATCAACCCCTGCCATGTCATACACGCCACAAGGTGGCACCGTTACCATCAAGGGTAAGCAACACGGTCCAATTCCTGAATGGCTACACAGCGAATGTGCTAAGGTTGGTGTAACGGAAGTGTGGGATAACCGTGATGGTTTGTCCGCTAATCCAAAACGCCCTTGGTTCAAAGCAGTACAAGGTGACAAAGCCTTTTGGGCACCACGCAAGTAACGATAGGATAACACATGGCTCCTGATTATTCGGAGCGTTGGGCTAAGGCAGGGCGGGGCGAACTTATCGCCCCGCCTGTCTCGTCTAAGGCTTCATACAACTATTATGTACCACTAGTAAAAGCGGCAGACGATTATGTTCATTGGGCGCAAACACCACACGAACGCATCTATCTAGGGTTTCCCGAAATAGACGCACAAATGCGTGGCATAGCACCATCCGAACTATGTTTAGTTAACGGCTATTCACATAGCGGTAAGACTTTGGTTCTATTACAGATTCTTGCTGCGAACCGTGATAAGCGTGTTATCTACTTCTGCCCTGACGAACCTAGAACATTAACGCTAATCAAGTTGGCGTGTGTTACACATGGTATTGACGCTAATGTTTTGGAATCTGATGTAGCGTTAAATGACCAAAAGGCTATTTCGTTACTGCGTGAAACAGCGCAAGAGTTCTTTCCGAACCTTGCCGTGTTTGACCAAACAGTATCGCTAATAGATATGGAACGGGCATTGTCCGAGTACACCGATGTTATTGGTGACCCACAACTAATCGTTGTGGACTACTTAGATTTGATTACAGGTGGTGGCGAGGACATTCCATCCAAAGCCAACAGTATCAAAGCGTTCGGTAAACGACACAATGTTCCACTAATCGTGTTACACCAGTCGTCCCGTACTGCTGGTGCTGACGGCAAGAAAATGACCATCAGTTCAGGTGCGTTTGGTGGTGAACAACAGGCTACTCATGTTGTTGGTGTTCGCCGTAAGCGTTTTGAGATTGAGGGTTACATTCGGGAACTACAAGAGAAACTGGACAGGGCATCCAATACTGAACGAATCATAGAGAAAATAGAATCGTTACAGTATGACTTGCGTATCCATCAGGATACGGTCACAGTTAACCTTGTGAAGTGTAAGCGTCCAGCATCACAACTATTGGATGACATGCACTTTACTATTGAGGCAGGAACAGGTAGGCTAAACCGTTTGGAGGACGGTGTGCTACCATACAAAGATGACAGACTTCCCCCGCCACCAATAGCGGGAGAACAACAAGTTATCGTTGACGCACTAGCAGATTGGTGACATTATGATACCTGATTATCTATTGACAGATTACATAACATTGTTTCGTGGTCGTGGAGATGTTTACGGACATGACGAAGGTCGTTGTGTCAAAGAACCATTAACACGAGAAGTGTTCCAAAAACATTTCGCAGACGAACCTATGGGTGTTTACCCTATGGTTCCGATTAACGGTGACTATTATGTTGCTTGGGGTTGCTCAGACTTTGACACAGCAGATGCCAAAGAGAACGCCATCAAGTTACATGACGCATTACGGGACGCAGGTATCGTATCTTGGATAGAGAAATCACGGTCTAAAGGATTCCATGTTTGGGTGTTTGCTACCCATCCTGTCCTTGCTACAGAAATGCGCAACATGTTCCTTGTTGCGCACCAAGTAGCAGATGTTCCAGCGACAGAAGTAAACCCGAAACAGACAACACTCAAGCATGGACAATACGGCAACTATGTGCGGTTACCTTACGCTCGCATAGCAGAACTATACACAGACAAGCAGCGCATTATTCATCGTGAACGCATCAACGACTGGGGCAGTCCGCTGACCCCAATGCTACTGTTGGACTTTATTCGTAACGCTATGGATAATCGTACAGACCCCGAACTTATCAAGCGTATCGCTGACATGTATGTGGCACCATCTACAGCCGTAACTGTTGTGCCGTCATATGAGTATGACGCTACTCTTAGTGAGGCTATGGAGTCGCTGTCGCCTTTGGGTAAGGTTATCTGGCGTGATGGTCCGCTGGCTGGCAAAGACCGTTCTACAACATTAGCAAAACTTGGGCATGAGTGTGTGCGCTCAGGTCTTAATCCCTCCCAGACTAAGACCATTGTGCGCACCGCTGACAACCGTTGGGGCAAGTATCATCTTCGCCCCAACGGTGAGTTGGAAATAGACAAACTAGTAGTAAGGGTACATTCATGAGCATAGAAGAATCAAAGAAAAGAAAAGCACGCAATGGTGTTTATAAGTTTTGGACTTCCATTCCAAAAGCATCCGATATCAAAATCACCAAGGCTGATGGAACGGTTACATATCAAAAGGTAAACAATAAAGCGTATGCCGCTAAAGTTATTCGTAAAGGAAAATCGTGACAACAATTTTAGCAATACAAGGTGACGGATGGGCGGCAATAGGTTCAGACTCACAATGGACAGACGAATACGGACGCATCGGCAAGATGTCCCAATCCAAAGTAATCCCTGTAGGACGCTATCTAATTGGTGTGGCAGGTGATACTCGTGGAGCAAACATTATACAACACATGTTTGCCCCGCCAGCGTTACCAATTAAACTTAACGGCAATAAACTTACAAAGTTTGTGGTGTCACAATTTGTGCCAGCGTTACGAGAATGTTTAGAACTAGGTGGCGCAGGTCGCCCACAATACGATAGTGAGCCAGCAGTATCAGCCAACGAAATCTTGGTATGTGCTAATGGTTCCATCTATCAGATTGACAGCGATTATGGTACCGAGATTGACGATAACGGATTATACGCTATTGGTTCTGGTGCGCATTACGGTTTGGGTGCGTTACAAGCATTGGTTGGTAACAAGAAAGTATCTAATACTGTTGCTAAACAGGTGTTACTGAAAGCGATAACAGTCTCAGCGAAGTTTGACTCAGGTACTGGCGCACCGTTCCACACCTTTTTTCAGTCTGCGCAAGCCAAATGACCCACACAATAACTGTAGAAACCAAACCCATTCCAAAGGGTCGCCCAAGAATGACACGCCGTGGGCGTGTCTTCACACCGCAAACAACCATAGATGCTGAAACGATTGTTCGTGAAGCATGGACAGGACCGTGTTATGATGGTGATGTAAGTTTGGTTTGCCGATTTAGTAAAGAAGGAATAACTTTAACTGTTAGCGAAATACCAGAAGGAACATTAACAAAATCCACATTACGAGGTGACCTAGATAACTATGTCAAGTTGTTGATGGACGGACTGAACGGAGTAGCATGGCAGGACGACAAGCAAGTGAAACTAATAATAGCAACAAAAGAGTAAACCAATCCGATTATGATATCGCACCAAAACAATATGATTTTCACACCGACTTACGATACGGCAAACAAGGAGAGAAACTTGTTGAAGAGTTTTTGGAAACCCTTAGCGGCGGTGCGTTTGAAGTTAAAACAGACCGTTACCGTAATGGGCGTATGGTTCTGGAAATGGAACATAACCCCAGAAGGAAAGTGGATGAAGAAGGTAAAGCGTTATGGAAACCGTCAGGCTTGGCAGTCACTAAAGCACGCTGGTGGGTCTATGTTTACACGCTTGACGGTGCGTTTATTATTGTGGATGTTCAACGCATCAAAAGATATCTTAAAGTTAACAAAGACCGATTCAACCCCAAGAAATACCACGACTTTGCTCACCGAAGCAGCAACCCCTCCAAAGGATATCTATTACAACCAGAAGATGTAATGGACATGATGATTAACCCCGCATATGACACAGTACCCAAGTTATAACAACCCACTAGGTGACGGCAAAGACATTCCTGATGTAAGGGATTATCCGCCCGATAGCACGGAATGGCTGATGATGCCAAACCAAGTTATCGTACCTGTCGTGGACAACGATGAACTCATAGACACAGTTCGTGAGATTCTGTCCACGCTAGATGACATTGACCAGCAGATGATACAATTAATTTACTACGAAAGAAAGACATTCCAAGAAGCGGCACAAATAGTAGGTATCAAAGCAAAGTCACATGCTTGGAGAAAAACCAAATCAGCAATGCGTAAACTAGAAACCGCATTACGAAGTAATGTCGGTTTGATGAACCTACTGGAGAAAAAATATGAAATCACAAACTAGAAAACACAACCACAAAAACTTTAATCAAGCAGCGCAAGCAGCCTATAACGCTATAACCTTAGACGCACGGACTACGCTGCCAGACCGTGAATCGTTTAACCCTGTAGAAACATTTATGACACGCTGGGTTAGAGGACTACAAGAGGGCGATTATGATGCTGACGACCAAGAACTTGTAGCGATGGTAGCCAAACGGGCAGGCGTGGAAGCAATCCACTGGCTGACCGACACACTCGGCTCAGATGTTCCCGACATTGTAGAAATCGTATGCAAGAAACAACACGACTACGGTCATAAGAATATCAACAACTTTGGCATGATAGGCATTGCCATTAGGATGTGTGACAAGATTGCTAGAATCAAAAACCTAGAGAAACTTGAATCACCAAAGAATGAATCGTTAATTGATTCTTATGTGGACATTGTTGGCTATTCTATGATTGCGATTATGTTAGATGAGGACTCATTTCAACTTCAACTTAAAGGAAAAACAAATGACTGAATACGGCAAAACTGGAGAAAAGTATATTCTTGACGGACAAGAAATTGTTGTTGACACCAAGTTTATACTAGCAACATTGATGTCTATTATGATTGCCTTAGGTGATATGGTGGAAACCAGAAACATCCCTGAAGGCTTAACCCTAGAGCAAGTTATTGAAAGCATGGCATCAAACATTTATGACAACATCAAACAAACTGAACCTGAGTGAACTCAAAAAACAGTTGAACAAAATGGAAAAAGAACTAGAATCCTTAGGTTCACCAATGACACACATACGCAAAATACATGACCTAGAATCATCATTCAAATGGTTAGAGAAACATAGGACTTCTAGTGATGAGTGAGTTTGACTTTGACCCTGATGACATGAGCGAACTTGAAGGTATCTTTGCTGAAATGATATCTGATAACGAAGATGGTTTCCTTATGGAGTTCGGCATAAGCCGACTCGCCGCTAAAGAACTGGTTGACCTATGGTATAAATCTGTTGGCGGGGACAAAGAAGCCCAAGTAGCATCATGGGCGGAATACACTAAGATTATAATTCAACTTAAAGAAGCGTTAAGCGGGGACAACTAAGGAGTTGGTGGTTCGGCAGACGACTTCTTGGTTAAATCTTTAAGTTGTTTTTCTAAATCAGACAACTGGAAGTTACGCCTAATTGCCTCGCCACGCTGTTGTTGCTCACCAATTTGTCGGTAAGGAACACCGAACCAGTTAAGAACATTGCCAACCCAGCGTTCCTCAAGCGATTCTTTACCACCTAGTTTGCCACCAGACAAACGAAACGCTTGTGCTAATGTTGGCAAAGCCTGTTCAATAACATAAGTAGCCCTAGGGTCAATCATCATCTTGCCAGTGTCTGGGTCAACATCAGCCCATTGTGTACCGCTAAGACTATACATTAATTTAGCAACAGCAGACTCAACACCATTAGCGGTGCGCTTATCACCGAATGGGATGTCCAACGCCACCTGCTTGCCCAACCATATTTCTACTGGCACACGCAACAACGGTGTAGTCATACCAATCAAACCACTAGGGGTAGCAATATCCTTTAGGTTCTGCGCAAGCCGAACCATTGGAAGGTCAGGTGTAATAACAGCACCAGCACCAGCACCCAAAGGACTAATCTTCTGAATCCAACTAGGCACTAACAACTCTTCATTAACAGGGAACTCACGCTTAAGGCGTTCATACTGAATGTAAGCCTTAGGGCGAGTAACCATCTGTGTAACCTGCAAAGGAATGTTACGGCTAGTCCAAATCCAAAACGGAACAACACGCTTAATCTTTTCGTCCATCACAGACAAATCTGTGTAATCAAAATGCACACGGCGAATACGGGCAACAGCCTCATCAAAGTCCATACCACGGCGAACAGAATCTAACGCCATAGGAATACGCAAAGCGTTCTCAACAAGGTCATTTTTGCGACTATAGAAACCTAGATACTTGTTGCTGGCACGGGTAATAACATTACCCTGTGCGCCATCAAGACCAAAAGAAGGCAAAGCAAAGTCATCGCTTTGACCACGACCAGTTGCTGCCACAATCTTTTGTACCAGTTCTGCTTCTTCTATTTGCTCGGCAGTATTAAGACCAGCACGAGACATCCAGTTAGCGTATGTTTCACCAGCCTTAGTTTTGCCCTTGGATTCTGCTTGCGCCCTAGCCCAAGCCAATCCAATGCGCATTTCGTCCACGCCAACACCGTCAGCATAGTTCATAAAGGCTCCAGAGAAACCATTACGCATAAAGAAACCAATGGAAGCGGTTACATACCGCTTCCAATAGTTGTTTAAGTTATTGACATACTTCCACATTTTTTCTGCTTCATTAGTGTCACGCAACTTCTTTAAGTTTGGTCGCCATTTAGCGGCAACCTCATCTGGAACCTGAACACCCATACCTTCAAGTGCTTCCCAGCCACGCTCAGCATCCTCAAAAATAACTTTGCCTATTTCACCAGCCCTAGCCTTGCTAAGTTTCAAAGCGTTATCCGCAATCTCATTATCAATCTTAGCCAAATCAACTTCACCAAGATGAACAAGACCAACAACACGGTCATAAGCATCCCTGAGCGCAGGGTCAAAATCAAGCAAACCACTATCAGCCAAATGGCGTTCAACATCACGAACCCAAGCCGCATTAGAAGCACCAGTAGAACCCTTAGCAGGTTTGCGAGCCAACAACAAACGAATACCATCTACTTCGTTTTCAATCATGCGACCCATAGTGCCATCCCAGTTATCCATAGCACGAGCATTATTCATAAGAATAGGCAAACGCTCTTCCAGAGACATCCTGACGGCTTCAGCCTCTTGGCTTAAGCCAAACTCATTAGCCAAAATGTTATTAACCTGACGGTCAACATTATTGGTTTCTCTAGCAAGGACAGAATCCATGTTGGCAAGCATCTTCCTTGCCCTTTTTACGGGCATGTCCCTGCCTTCAAACCTTACAGTTTCTGTGGACCGCATACGGTCCATCAAATCATCCGCTGGATTAGTAACCTCATCCAATTGCCTAGCAAGAGAATCCCTAGCCTCCTGCATAGCCTGAAGGTCAATACCTTCGGTACGCAAAGCATCACCCTTGGACATTAAATCAAGTTCATAAGACTCTTTAGAGCCACGCAAAATTTGTTCAGCCAACGGATTATCTACAACAGTTTGCCACTCATCAGTTGGATTAACACCAACAATTGGTGTTGGTGTATCTTTCGGCAAAAGAACAGCCCACTCCGAACCAACATCATCTAGGTCTGGGAATATTGTTCGCATCGGAACAAGAACACCTTTGAAACCACTATCATAAGCATCGTTTGTTATGCCACGCAAAAAGTCATTAACCATGCCATTAGCAACAACATCGCTATTATCAATAGAGTATTCTGCTGCTACTGCTTGGAAATTGTTTTGTAACCAACCAAAAAAACTTTCAACCTCAAACTCTGTTAAATCAACACCCTGTTCAATAGCGTCATCTACCATGCGACCAAAGTCTAGGAAACCTTCTAGCAAATCAGCCTTTGCTGGGCTGACAATTGATAATGTTTCGGGGATTTCACCAGTAGTAAACACTTCATCAACAACACTACCCCAAGTTGGGTCCTCAATACCAACCTCACGGAATACACGATTAACGGTATCCGCAACACTATCTGGTGTAATCATTTGACCCATTGTTTCCGCACTGCGGAAATCAACCAACTCTTCTTCTGGTATAGCATGACCCATAAGGCTGTCAGGCATACGAGCAAAAGTACCAAACTCATCATCAACAGGCTTGGTAGTCCAAACTTGAAACGGTGCTTCAGCATCCGTAGCATCTGGAACAGAACCCCAAATAACACCATCATTAGCATAACTAGCGTTTTCACGGACATCACTAAGAACTTGAACACTTTCAAGTTCAACATCAACCTTATCTAACTCTTGCACTATACGCTGACGACTAGCATCAAATTCGGAAGTACTAGGCATCTCATCCAATGTGCTACGCAACTGCGTCCTACGAGCCAGCAACCTAGCCTGCTCTCTTGGTTTAGACTTACCACCATTCTGCAAACGCTTAATCCGTTCAGCAAACCACTCCAAAGGTTTATCATCCAACGCCTCAGAACCACTACCAACACCAGCCAAACGAACATACTCTTTACGAAAATCCTGCAACAACACAAAACGGTCAGTAGTGTTATTTGCTATAGCATCACGCAACGCTTCAGCCTGACGCAAATACCCACCCCAAATATCATCAAACTCACCCTTAGCATCCTGAGACACACGAATACTTTTAAGTCTAGCAGACTCAATAACATCCCAAATCTGATTCAACTCTGTTTGAATCTCATCCATCTCAGCATCACGCAACTTGCGCCCAAGATAACGACCCTCAAGAACATCATCTAAAATCTTATTAAAGTCTCCAGCGGCAACAGCAACACCTTCCTTTGTCCCCGCTGAACCTACTTTTGCACGCAATCGTTTGCTTGTGTTACGAAGAACAGAACGAATACGAATTAACTCATCAACCAATTCTGGGTCTTTGACAACTTCTTTAATTACCAAAGACTTAATAGCATCTGGTCCATAATTCATGGCACGGTCAACATAAGCAATGCGCTGCTTTGCTCTGGCGATGCTTTCAGCATAGCCTTGAGCAATATTGCCCAAATCATCCTCAAACCATTTGAAACCAACTTCCTCCATAGAAATTTTATTTAAACCATCAATGGTTGCATCATCAACTTTGCGACCAAGAAACTCTGATTGCTGAATAATCTTTCCATCAGCATCATAAACTGGTGCCCTAAGTTTACGGAAATGCAATGTACCATTGGTTTCCAACAAATCTCTTTCAGTCATCTCAGCAGAACGATAACCAGACTTGGTTACAGTGCCATCACCCAAAGTCCAAGCCTTTGCTTCTGGTGTAATCTTATGGAACAAGTGATTATCCAAATAACCCATTTGGCTTACTTCTAAACCATAAGCGTCACCAAGATTGCGTTGAAGCGCAACGACTTCGTTGCGCAACTTATCAGACCAACCCTTATAATCAGAATAAACTTGCTTAGCAGCATCACTAAGACCAGCATCAGACCCACGCTCAATAGCCTTATAGACTTGACCAACAGTTTCGTCAGTTAAACCAGCAGCCCTAGCATTTTCCATTGTTTGAGAAATCTGACCAATAGCCTGTTTCAAAGCAGTAGTATAAGTACCCTTAGCCCAATCACTAGCAGACATTTCCATCAAACCCTGAATAAATTCAGGTTTGTAAATGTTCTGTGTAGCAGCCCGACCAAAACCCTTAACAGTCAAATCTTTTAAGGATTCTGCGGTAGTTTTCTGTAGAAGAACTTTGCCAGCAGTAGTACCAGCAACAACATCACCAATACTAGCACGGACAGGAGCGACAGAGTATCTCCATGCTTTAGCCAAACCACTAGTATAAGGTATTTCCTTACCCATGTACTTTACACCAGCAACAATACCTTCAGCCTCACGAATATTCTTTGGTATAGCAGTAGCACCATAACGAGCAATATTGGATAACAACGGTTTCAACTCGGGATACTTTGGGGCAAGCAACGCTGCTTTGTTAGCCAAAGCAAATCGTGTAGCCTTAGAAGCGGCACTAGCACCCAAAGTCAAATAGGTTGTTGGGTCAAAAACAGTGTCTAAAGCAAAGTTCGTTATACCTTTAACAAACTTGTTTTGCACACCAGCAGCCTCGGCGGCACTAAATCCCTTTGTCCGTGCTTGTTTAACAAAGTCCTCTAGGCTTGGACCTTCGCCACGCATAACATCAATAAGTTCTTTAGTGGCACTTTGACCAATTTGTTGAAACGGCGACACAACAGTGTCGTAAACTTCAAATGCGCCTTTAGCCAGTTTTGCTGGAGCAGAAGCAATACCTTTAAGAAGTTCGCCAATAGGTCCCCTATTGGCTACCGAAGAACTAGTACCACCAGCAATAGCCAAAGCAGCAGACCTAGCCTTAGCCTGTTCAGCAAAACTTAACTTAGGATTAACAGCAAGACCAGTAACAATCTGTTTTGTTTTTTGCTCAAGTTTATTTTTCTCTTCAGAAAAAGTGGTTTTGGATTTTCCACCTTTTGCCGTGATGGTCAAGTTTACAACTGTGCCATCTCCCTTGACATATACTGGGTTTCCTTCAGAGTCAAAACCATAACCAGTGGTAGCAGAACTAGATTTTTGCGAAAAAGGAGAACGCTGGACAACCATTATCGGAGCCTGATTGGTGCCGTTGAAGTCTTTTTCTTTGTTGTCGTAGCAGCAGGTGGTGGCACAACAGGTGTCGCAACAGCAGGCTTAGGTGTGATAGGTGCAGCAGGGGTAGATGCAGCAGGTTTCTTGGGTTTTGCAGGTGCAGCAGGTTTTTCTTCCTTAGGCAAAACACCATAATCCGCTGTAGTCTTAGCAGCCATCTCATCAGCCTTGCTAATAATGTCTGCAATTGTTTGGTCAACATCAGATTCTGAACTAGTACGCTCTGCGGCAATTTTAGCCAAAGCATCAGCAAACTGTTGGTCAATACCAGATTTAACTTCAGCCCTACGACCACCCAACTGTTGCAAAGCAGCCATAGTTCCCATCTGAGCAGCGTTCTGAACAGCAGAACCATAGTTCTGTTGACCAACATTTAACTGTTCATTAGCCCACTTTTCCAAAGCAGATGTTTGTGCTGCGGTCTGCCTAGCATAATCCGTAGCAGCACCAACCTCGGCAGTACCAGCACCCTGAGATTGCAAAGCAGCCAGCAAAGGATTATCTGCAACATTAAAAGTACTTACAGGTGCACCCTGATAAGCGGTACTAGGTTTAAACTGTTCTTCAAATTTTGTTTGCGCTTTGCCAACCTGTTGTTCAGCCAAATCAAAAGCATCAGAAGCATTTTGCAAAACAACAGCCAAATCCTCTTTGGATTTTGTTTCCATAGGGTCATACAACTCTGCTACACGCTTCAACATTTCTGCTTTGCGTGTAACTGCTTGTTCACGCAAAAATGCTTCGCCTTGACGACCACCCTTAACTTTGCGAACTCTTTCCTGTTCTTCTTTTTTTGCTTTAGCGGCTGCGGTAGCAGCAGCGGAACTAGCACCAGCCTGTGCTTTCGCAGCAGTATCAAAACGCTTTTGCTGATTTTCAATTTGCGTAGTTCTAGCCGTCCACCAACTACTAGGAGGTTCTTCACCAAATGTTTGACGATAAACAGCAGCCTCATCATAAACAGCCTGCCACATAGAATCAATAGCATCTTGACCAGTAAGAGGAATTTGTTCTTCCAAAGCGGCATCTGCGCTCGGGTCACGACCAATCCACTCACGACCAGTTTTTCGTGGTTCAGCCAAAGACATTTCACCAGAACTACCTTGAGCAGTCCCATAAGGTGTAGAACTAGTAGCAGTCTTAGTATTATAAGCCTTTCGTGCCGCAACAGATTGTCTGTCTGCGCCATACAAAACTTGCTCAGGGGACAAACCAAACTGTGAAGCAGTTTGGCGCAAAACCCCATCCTTTTTCTGTTCAGGGGTCAAAGGGGGATTGCCATTAGCACCAGCAGAAGTTTGTTCCCATTTGTTTGTGACTGTATTTAATCTGAAACTCATAACAACTCCTAGTAGGCTGCGTACTGCTTCAAAGCAGTAGCAGCATTAATAACATTCTGTTTCTTCTGTAACTGTAACTGTGCCAAATAATCCTCAAGGTCAGCCTGCGCATTAGCCTCCTGCGAAACAGCCAAATTAGCCTCATCCTGCAACTGTTGAGTAGTCTCACCCAAACGGTCCTGCATATCGGCAGCATAACGACTCAAACCAGCACGCTGAATACCAGACTGCACATTAGGACCAGCCAACCCACGACTACCATACTCAGCCATCTTAGGACGAAAACCCTCGGTCAACTGCTGAGTCAGTTTAGACAGTGACCTTTGTCCACGCATCTGCCCCAACTGGGCAGATTGACGGTTCGCAATAGACTGGGTTGCACGCTTTTTGCGTGCTGTAGCCTCAGCCATACCATAATCCCCATAATATGCGTCCATCATACTCATCACTATTACCTGTTTTGTTCCTTAATCATAGACTTCAAATCCTGAATTTCCTTAGACATCTTCTCCAGTTCAGACTGCAACGACCTGAAGATGCCCTGTAAGGCATCCTTATCGCTGCTGTTTAGCACGGACAAAAAGGGTGGGTTCCACATAGTTAGCCAAAAATCTGTGAACCCAGAACAATGTCGGCGTTGTCCCCAGCCGTTGTTAAACTTGTGATAGCGGCAGCAGCCAATTTGGCGTATGTAATAGCCCCGTCATCAATGTTGGTTCCAGCCGCAACCGCTTCAGCAAAAACTTTAACAGCGTTAAAGTTTGCGTTGACCTCAGTTGCAATAGCAGGTGTTCCGTTTGTAAATGTATTTGGTATGCTTAAGGTAGCCATGTTAACCCTTTACTCGTCTTGAATTATATTTATATCCGATACTATTGATACCCCATTTTTGGCTAGAAGGACCAATAAACTCTAGTTGAACTGTTCTAGCCAGTCCCAAGTTTCTACCAGTTTTAACTGTAGAACTAATAGCACCACTAGACCAGTTCTCTCCCCACAAACCAGAACCCCATGTCAAAGAATCGCTATTAGGTGTTTGTACTATAGTGAAAATTTTTCGCTCATTACCAGCACCTTCAGTAAAGTCGTGATAAACTTTTACTGTAATGTTTTGGCTAATGTCTGCTTCTTTAACAACAAAGTCTGGGCGGCGAAACATTTTCTTCTGCATATAAGAACCACCATCAAACCAGCGTGTCTTATAATAAGAAGTAAATGCTGCTTCTGTTCCGCTAATGTTATCTGATTCCTCAGAATACAAATCAACTTTAAGAACATAAGCCTGTGCAGGATGAATCATCAAACGGTAATCGTTGTTGCTAGAATCTGTCCAGTCACAACCACCCACCAAACCATATCCGTCAGCAGTTTTAAACTGTGTGTAAACACCATCACGGATACTGGGGTCCAAAACAAAATTTACCGTAGGAGTAGTAGCAGCACTCTCTACCGAGTAAGGTACAGAAACCCATACACGCCGACCAACCCAAGACACACTAATGGATTCATGTTCAGCAGGGTTAATCTGATTCAAGTCAATAGCAGTACGCAAGTTGCTAAACATGTCAACAATGCTAGAACCGTTATAGTAAAACAGTCCTTGGTTGTGGCTAAAGAAATAGACACCATCTTCTGACTGTGCAATAGCATGATGGCTGAGACAACCGAGACGGGTTGTTAATTCAACAACCTGAAAAGTATCTGCGTCATAACCCATAATAGCGTAAACAGCACTAGGCTTAAAAACAATTAACTGTCCAGCAACAACAGCCATACCAGTAATACCGTTACCACCACCAGCGACCTCAATGTAGTCGTTCTCGCCCCAGTTTTCGGGAGAGTTTTCCAACGACCAACGAATCCTGTTGGGGTAAGCAATGCTTACTTCTGTTGTGTTAGCAGCCCACATTTTGCTGGCATGAACAATCAGATGCTCAGCCGTAGGCATTTTGCGTTCAGCACTAGTAGGTGTTGTTTGCCAAGCGTGAGGGGCAGTACCAGATGCTGTCAACGCTGTAGCATAAGTGTCAGTGGTTTTCCACACATAACCACCGCTACCAGCAGAACCAGTAGCAAAATACATGCTGTTAGCCCACTGTGCCATACATACACCATGAGCACTAGCAGAAACAATATCGTTACCAGCAGAATACTGTAAAGTGGTAAAGTTGCCGCCAGTGGAACGATATACTTTGGTGCTGTTAGCCAACATAACTGTTGGCGTGGCACCACCACTAAATGAATACAGTTTTTGTGGTGACCAAGTACCAGCAACTGCTGTGGTGTTCAACCTATGTTGACCACCACGACTGAAGACACCACCTCGTGGGTCAATTTCAACATTCAACATGTCAGGAGACTCGTAACTAGCCAACTGAAACTGGTCAGCACGAAAGTTTAGACCACCAGTAAAATCAGAAACTTCACTAATTTGAATCTGACTCATTACTGATTGGCTTTAAGATTTTTGCCCATTGTTTGCATCCAACCGTTAAAGGTTGGACGACCAGATGTTTGTCCAGCACTTAAACGCAAATGGGCATGACTATTAGGTTTATTGATATTAGTAGCAGCCAAAGTAACAGCCTCATCAAAAGCACGCTTATACTCACCAGACATCAAAGTATCTTCAAGACGCTGATAAACACGGCTACAAGCATAATACACTAAAGCAAAATGCAAGTTAGGACTTGCATCCACATTACCCTCAGAAGTAATCCAATCAATAGGCTCACGATAAGCACGGACAACAAGAGTACGCACATTGTTCGGCTTAGGAAACAAATGTACTTTGCCTTCCCAAATAGAATAAAACAACGGGTCACCAGAAGTGTCATAAGAACCAATATAGGTTTGCTCAGCCATATCGTGACCAACCATATCTAGGCGGTAACCAACATTGTTGTTATCCACAATAGACACAACCTGACCAATAGGGTCAGCAGTAAAAGCACTAATAGTATAGGCACGCTGCTCAGCAACAGTGTTAAAAGTAAAAGTCTTTTCCAAAAAAGACCAACGCTTCTGTAAGTCCAGAATACGGTAGTATCCGTCACGCAGATACAGGTTTAGTAACGAATCTGGTAGGTCCTCAGCGTCAAGGTCGGTAATATCCCGAACAGTTTGCCTTAGGGCAGCAGCAGTCATCTGGGCATAAGCCATTATGCGCCATCCTCAATCTTAGTAGCCACCTCAGCCAACGCCTTAGCCTGCTTCAAATGACCTGCACAGAACTGCTGTCCACGCACCTTGTTAGCACCGCAGGTGTCATCGTTGCCCGTACATTTGTCGCCCCGACCAATGTACGGTCCACTTGGGGCAGCAATACGGGACTCGGCAACCGCTGATAGGCGGTAGCCAGTCTGAGGAGTGCCATAATAGGCATGGGCATGGACACTGTTGTTACTCATCATATAACCCTGAATGTTCCCTACTAGGGCAAGCGGTTTAAGATATCTATGTAAGCCTTAGTTGAACCTTTTACAGCAGCATTTTTTAACGGTTTAACAACTTTGCCAAGACCACCAGTACCATAAGTTGCAGCCAACCAAGCAAGGTCACCCTTAGAACCCTTACCCTTAAAAATGTTTTCCAACTCAGGCAACGCAGCAAACTGACCTACACCAGACTGGTTGATAGCACCAAAAACATCACCCTGTTTTAAACGGTCCCGTGCAGGCTGACCAACAGTATAGGCATCAGCAGTCATAGCAATACTACCCAAAGGATTTTTCCTAAGGGCATTAACATCCTGTTTAATTCCACCAACAACAGCACCACCTAAAGCCTGCATAAGATTGTAGAACTTGGCACTAGCCTTGTCCAACATATCCATTTTGGGTTGATTTGCTTTAGCATTATAAGCGGCACGCTGGTCTGCTGTTAGGTCTTTGGCGTACTGTTGTAAGCCTTTCATGCCAGTGGAACCGTCACCATATTCCATGAGTGCACTAGGGAGAATCTGTTGGATGCTCCATGGGTCCACAGGCGCAGGTGGGCTTTTAGCCATGGGTTTTTTAAACCGTGGAGCCATAAATTACTTTCGTGGTTCTTTAGAAGAAAACTGCCTACGCAAACCCTCAGGACTTGGCTTAACCTTCTTGGCACGAACCGCAGACCTTCTAATGTCTCGTTCACCCAAACTAGCCAACTTATCTTTGGCTTCCTTGTCGGTCATACCACGACCAGAAATTTTAACATCCTTAACTTTTTTCCACTTTTTGTTTTCGGAAGCCAAAAACTTTTTGTATTGAGCAGGACTCATCTTGGCAACCTTAGGGTCAATAACAGACTTACGAGAATTAGCAGCCTGCGCCCGTTCCAAAGCGACTTCAGATTTGGTTTTAACAAAAGGCTTATCAACTTTTTTGCGTGGACCCCTAGCGGTACCCATTTTGGAGTCAGCCTTCTTAATAAGTTTATCTTGCTGCTGCTTCTCATACAAGGCAGTCAAACGCTTTTGTTCAGCCTTGTTTTGTGCAGTCATATAATCAGGTTTTTTACCAGTAATAATTTTACCAGTTTTAATTTCTTGCGCACGGGCACGCCTAGCACCCATGTCAACCATTTCTTTAGTGGTTTTTCCACCAGTTTGACCAACAACCTGCTTCAAACGCTTAGTGCCCCACTCACCAGCCTTTCGGGCATCTTCCAAAACACCCTTAATTATTTGCTTTTTATCAGAAAGTTTAAGTTCGTAACCTTCTTTTTTGGCGTACTCATCCAACTTATTAATTTGTTTCCTAAGAGCATCTTTGCGCCCTTGTGAACCTCTAACAGATATGCGTTCGCTTTGGTCAATAGTGCGACTAATCTTGTCAACTTCTTTTTCAAACCAAGCCTTGGCTTTTTGATTCTTTAAGTTTGTACGATAACCGTAAGCCTCATCAGCCTTACGGTTTCCACGAGCAACACCCTTAGCCCTGTTGGCTTCTTGTCTTGCTTTCTTTTTTGCTGGTGCCTCGGCTGCACGCTCGGCAATTAACTTTTCTTGCGTAGCCCTGTTTCTGGCACTATTGGCTGCTTTACGCTCAGCCCTAGATAATGTTTTAGCGGGGACAGATGCAGCCGCTTTTGCGGGTGCTTTACGAACAACAGATTTGGTTGTTGATTTAACTGCTGCCGCAGGTTTTACACCAAGCCGTGCTAGTACGGCTTTAACAATATCGTCTGCTGAACCGCCACCCTTAGCCATTATTAGCCTTGCTTCTTTTTCTTTTGACTAGGAGTTAAGCCCAATGCGTAAGATGATGGTGCTTTTTTAGATGGAGGATATGTTTTTCCTTGAGCGGTCTTTCGCTTTGAATCAGCAGAAGTTGACTTAACAGACTTCACTTTGTCCATAGCAATTGATTGTGCTTGCTTTGTTTTGCGTGAAGAATCAGCAATACGACTAGAAACACGCTTTGCCGTTGGAGAAAACTTTGCCTTTTTAGCAGCACTAGGCGATACAGCCTTACGCAATGCTCCTACAACATTAAATGGGTCAACAGCAATTTTTGCAACACTCTTAACATAATCCATATTTGATTTTTTGCGCTGCGAAGGACTACTTCCCATAATGCCAGTATTCATGCTTTGCTTTTTTGGCTTTGGTTTTGGGGATGGTGGAACTTGACTCATGTACTTAGCCATTACTTGTTTCCTTTTTTCTTTTTATTATACTTCTCACGACCCTCCATACGGCGGGCAAGCATTTCATCTTGTTTCTTAGCCCAAGCAGCACTATTGGCAGCACTCTTCTCAGCCTTAGCAGCCCTAGCAGCAGCACTACTCTCAGCCAAATACTTATCACGCTCAGCCCAATGCTTAGCAACATTCATCTCACGCCTCTCGGCACGAGTCATCTTAGACGCACCACCACTAGGCTTTTTTGGTCCCTTAGGTCCCTTAGGTTTTGGTGCTGACGCAGCAGGACCAGCCTTAGGTGGCTTAGGAGGTTTACGACCAGCACCACCAGCAGCAGTCTGACGAGTAATCTTAGGTGCTTTACGGACAACACTTTTGGTTTCAGCAGCCATAGCCTGCTTAATAGCCTTTTGGGAAACAGTTACACCGCTGCTCTTAAGAGCATCGGTAATTGCTTTCATCAAATCATCAACAGGAGGCTTAGCCATTATGAACCGTACTCCATTTTACGCTCGGCTTTGCTTTCCTTGCGTTCATGCGCCTTACCAGAACTGTGCTTCTTCTTCTTAGGATAGTTAGATGTGTTTGTCCCCGCCTTCGGTTTAGCATCGGCATGGCTGGACAGAATCTTATATTTGACTGGCATGATACTCCTAGATACAGAAATGGTGGGAGATTGCTCTCCCACCATTATCGGTTTGTTCCCTAATGGGGATTACTCTCGGTAGAACGAGACAGTGTTTGCTGCCGTGAACACACCAACAAATGTTGCCGAAGATGCTGCTGCAACTGAGAAGTTTGCGGCTACACCAACAAGCGTCACACCCGAAGCACCAGCGGTGACAACGATTGGGTGAGTTGCTGCGGCGACATTGACTACAGTAAACTCAAATGCTGTTCCTACTGCTTCGTCAGTGAAACCTGCACCAAGTTCCGCACCAGTTGGTGTGGTCAAGGTACGGGATGCTGTTGGGGTCATCGTGTAAATTACACGCTTTGCACCAATAAGGTCTGAAGTCAACATTGTGGTTGCTGCGTCAGTTGCTGCAACTACCGTTGTCTTCTCTTCCTTGGCTACCCAAGCGGCGAGTCGTGTACGGTCAATTGCACCATTGTCGTTTGATTTTAGTGGCATTTTTTTTCCTTAATTTATAGTTTTGTTGTTATTATAACAATGGGGGCTTACGCCCCCATCATTGGTTTAATTAAGCAGTCTTCGCAGTCAACTTGCCTTGCTTTGCAGCATTGCGACAAGTCAAGTTACCGTAACACATGATAAGTGCGTAACGAGCATCCAAGTCTTCTGGTTGAACAAACTGTGTTTGTGCAAACCACTTGCTTGAGTGACCAACCAAGGTCAGGTACTTGCTGTTCAAGAAGTACACAACACCAGCGGTGCAATGCTCATCATAAACAACAGGAGCAGCCTTGAACAACAGGTTCTGGAAACCAGCATCTGCCGTCTTGGTGTCGGTGTAACGAAGTTGTGGCTGCAAAAGAGCCTCATACTTTTCAAACAGAGTCTGGGTCGTGAGAACCATGTCTGGGTGGTCGTTACCAACAGAAACGCTGTTGTAAGCGGTGGACAGTTGTGCGAGGGTCAATGCTGTTGCAGTGTTTTCCTCGTATGAACGCCAGTACTCGTTACCAGAAGTTGCACGGTTAATTCCGCCAACAGTTCCAGATGCTTCAACGATATTTCCAAGACCGTTCCAGTCTTTTCCGCCGTTGCCGCTTCCGTCTGCGAAGAACATTTGGTTGAAACCTTCACGCATGGACTCTTCAGCCTGCATGATTTTGGCTTCCAACAGGTTAATGATTTCCTGTTCGCCGTTGTTCTTGGCTTCTTCAATACCGCTGATTGCGATAGAAGCAGCATACTGCTTCCAATCGTATTCAGCAGCGGTGATTCCGCCCTGTGAAGTCAAAGCAATGCTGTCGTAACCTGAGTACGAACCAACAGTTGAGTTCTGACCGTAAATGAGTGGTTCAACAATCTTCGTACCGCCGTTAAGCATACGAATACGACCCTTATCCTGAAGGAAATAGGTCAACGGACGAGCCGTGAAAATGTTGTCCGTGAGTTGGTCACGATAGTTTGCGAGCGTTGTTGACAACAACGCATCAAAGTTTGGGTTAGACATTATAATCTCTTTTCAAATTGGTAGAATTGTTAACTTGCACCCATTTGACGCTTAGCCGCTTCCCAAGCATCCGCTACAGATGTAATAGGAACAAAAGTTTCATTTGTTGTACTAGCGGTAGCCGAGGCTCCACCAGAAACAACAGATGCTGCACGCTTCGCTTCCAACACACCATCTTCAACTTTCTGTTGAACCTGCTGTGCCGCTTGCTCTGTCCGTGCTTTTGCAACCATCTTATCAAAAGCAATTTGCTTGTAAACGCCCTCAAGGTCCTCAGAACCCATCCGCAAAGCGGTGGATACTACTTCCTTGACATCAAAATCAGAATACTTGGATTGCAACCCCTGAATCTCACGCTCAATAGCCTGCTGACTCTGGTAATCCTCAAACGATGCTATACGCTGGTCAAGGTCACGATACCTAGCCTCTGTCGGGTCCAAATACTCTGGTTCAGCATCCTGAACCAACTGTTGAGCCTGAGCACGACTAATACCGTAATGCTGACTTAATAGGTCAATCGTAGCCTTCGGGTCATTTTCCAAAGCCTCACTAAGCGCACTAGCAAACTGGAACTGTTCCCGTTGCTGAGATAACTCTTGTGTCTTTCTGGTATAATCCGCTTGACGCTGATAACCTGCGATAGCCTCCGTTAAAGGAACTTGCAATTCCTCACCATCAACCTTGATTGGAACTCTATAATTAGAATATTCCTCAACAGACAATGTTGGTGTATCGGGTGCCTCTGTGTTTACACTAGTTTCAGTTGACCCAGTACTTTCTAATACGGGTTCCGTTGCCTGTGTTACGAGTTCATCACTCATTAAATTTTCATCTCCTATAGAGTCCATGATGGTTGCTCTATATAACCACTAGCCGTTCCCTACTGTTGAGGTGGCTGTCCTTGCTGAAGCATTGCCATCAAATCTGGTGGAGGACCACCCTGAGGGGCAGGGGCAGGGGCACCCATAGGTGCCTCAGCCCCAGCAGTAGCGGGGACAGGAGGGGTGCCGCCGACTTCCTGCTGAGGCTGGGCGAGAAACTCGTCAGGGTTTTTAACACCAAAACCAAACTGTAGCACATGTGCCGCAAGTTTGCCCATGTCAATAATACCTGCGCCAGCGAACGGTGCCATAGCATCAACTAGTTGCAAAGCCATCTGTCGTTTAAACGACTCGTTATGTGGCTGTGTAGAACCTGCTGCTACCTCAAAGTCAAAGTCACCTTGTAGATAGTCACGGTCATAGTTAATCCACATTGGTTCGCCATCTTTGCCAATTACACGGGCAACTTGCTCACCTTGCATAAACTGTTGTGCCAATTGTAACATACGGCGACCAACCTCTGCAATGGCTTGTTCAACAACAGCCAACTTATCTGAGGTACGGGCGTTAGCAGCATCCTGCATAAGCGAGGACTCTGTTGCTGTACGGCGAATCTCCGATACAGCACCACGCTGAAACTCTGACACACCAGAAATACGGTCAATATCACCAATAATCATGTTGGACTGGTTATAAAACTCTGGTGGGTTGATTACTGCTGGGAACGCTGTAACAACCCCACCCAACGCTTCATCGCTGGACACGGGAACCATAACATTATCTTCATCGGATTCCAGTGCCGTGCGACCCATCTGGTCAAACGCAGATTCACGATACAGATATTTGCGACTAAACTTTTTGCGATGATTCATCATCTGTGAACGGGTTTCGTTCAATTCTAGTTGCAACGGTTCAATGGATTCCAAATCACCAATAGGATAGAAATGGTCTGGGACATCATAGTTGCGAATCATCACAAATGGCTGACCAAAACTGTAAGGCATCTTCATTGGCTTAACCAAGAACATGTCCGAGCCTTCACAAAAAACACTCATGCTGTTACTGGAGATGTCGTAAAATTCCCAAATCTCTGCGTAACCCTCATTCTTGTCGTACACCTTACGGCGACTTGGGTCATCGGCATAACGGCTAACAGCCATTGGCATAACATCAGCCCGTGCAGCCTTAGAGTAACGCTTATCGTTCTTTACATCAGCGATAGGGCGGCGGATACGCTGCGCTATCCACTTAATGTCTTTCATGGATGTTGCATCTGGGTCAACAAAAACATCATTAACGGAAACACGCTCAGCGAACGGACTATCTTCACGAACAATAGTGTTCGGATGCCCGATGCCATCAGGGTTCGCTTCCGAAATTTCCGATTCACCTTCCACTTCCTCCTCAACAAAACGGTAACCAACTTTAACCCAAGACGAACCCCTTTAATATGGCATTTAAAGCAAATAGAGCCACGATGAGGCATTTGTTCCGAAAAGAACAATTTTTGGCAAGTATCACACAGTAATTCCATCATAAATACACTTTCTGTTCCCTAACGGGTCATCGGTGAGCGTTCACGAACATTATGGGCACCCATAAAAGTCTTTTCTGGACCACTAGGACCATACATATGCTGCTCCCACCACAAAAGGCTATTGGTTGGGGGAGCAAAATCCTGTCTGTACTCTGGAAGCCACACATATTTTATCATCTGATTAGCAATAGCCAAAGAAATAACTCTGTCATCATGCGGTGAACCAGCCATCTTACCATTCTCCTTACGCACGAAGGTGCGTAACTCGGCGATAGTTAAACGGTCATAAACTTCAATGCTGGAATCACGCAAAGAAGCACTAAGTTCGTCAATCATCAACGGCTTACTGGTAGCCGTAGTACGCCAACCCAAAATGTCTGTAGCCTCAGGACGCACACGAGCCAACTTACGCTGTCTATACAAGTTCTTGTAGCCGTACTTTTGTGCCGCTTTCAAAGTGGTCAAACCATGGTTGTTATTTTCAACACCCAACAAAGCGTTCTTATACCACCAACCTAATTCTGCCAACATTTCGCCAAACAAGTCTGGCTCAATTCGTCCATGCCAATGAGCGCACACAATACCAGTAGTAGCATCAATGATATGGGCAGAACTATAGTCACCATAACTAAGTCCTTCAGCGACATCGGCTCCAATCACATAAACACCCTCAGACCGTGGGAAATCCCAAATAGACAACTCACCATCTTCAGCATAATGGAACTCACCATTACCGCTAGAGTATAAATGATAGTATCCGTTATCTGAGTCAACTATAACCATGTCATCCAACATTTGGATGTCAAACACTGGGTTACCTGATTTGATGAACGCTTCTTCGGGGAATGATGGGTATTCTTGGTGCAACTGCCAAGGGTGCATGTTGGCTGCTTTGGACTCATACCAGTTTTCATCTCGTTCACCATCAGCAGCCCAAGAAAAAAAGATTCCCTTAAACTTGTTGGTTCCCGTTTGGGAACCAACCCATAACTGGTGATAAAAGTTACCTGAACCATTAGCGGTGGACAAACCAATCACACGACCGCCGACATCCGCTACAGGCTCAATAGAAGCCCACGCTTCCTCAGCGTTAGGCAAAAACGCCCACTCGTCCACAATAACCAAATACACCGACTCACCACGAGCAGGGTCATTGCTGGATGGCAAAGACTCTATACTGGATTCGTTGCTGAACACCATTTTGAGTTGGTGTTCTGTTGTTTGTGACGGTCCACGCTCTTTCATCCATTGTGGCATAAAGCGGTAACCATATTTGGCTTTAGCCAACAACTTAACAGATTCACGCTCGGTTCTGGATAGCATAACAATAAAACGGTCTTGCCAAAAGAACGCCAACCAAAAAGCGTAAGCAGAAACCAAAGTAGAAAACCCAATCTGACGGGCTTTCAAAACAATACTATAGCGTTCTTCCAACCAAACAGAAACAGTTTCTAATTGCGCTTCACGCAATTCAAACTTTGTTCTACCCTTTTCAGGATGTTTAATAAACCAAAAGTTACTACAAAAATATGAGAACGCTTCTAACAGTTCTTCGTTAGTAGCGTTTTCTGGTCCACGACATTTGCGGAACTCTTGTTCGTTTAATAGTTCTCTTAATTCCACTTCGGTTCTCCGCCCCAAGGACCCCATCCATCACCGTAGCGGTCATAAGCATACTCATATATAGCCATCATAGCCTTACCGCTAATAATAGGATTATATAAGTCTTTACATTTTGTTAACACACCAGCATCCTGAAGGAAGCCTTGTTCAGTATAACGGTTTGGTTTACACCAAAACTTATTAATCTGGAACAAACCAATAGAACCGCCCATCGGGTCGTCACGGTTAATTGCCGATGCGTTGCATCGGGATTCACGCCACATAATATAATCCACCTCATACATCATGTCCCTGCTATCAGAAACCATCTCTATAATATCATAGTGGTTCCTACACTTCAGGGTCGGATAATGTTTTGCGTGGACAAAAGTCGGCGAAGCCAACAAAGATATGGCAATAGCCATCATAATTATTTTCTTCATAAAACCATCCTAAATGACCGTAGTCATTGATTGGGAATATTACTTAACTGATTCTTTCCAAGCCAATACGGCTTGTGGAGTATCATCTCCAGCGACATAACGAATATGCCAAGGTTCTTCGGGAACAACTTCCCAAGACCAACCAAACTTTGCGATGTTGTTAAACATCCATTCTAAACGCTCACCGTTTGCTCCAGCAACATCAACAGCAATACCTAACATGTGTTTGGAACATGTTTTAGCATCATCGTTTGGCGCAGCCAACGGTGCATTACCTTTCTTTAAATACCATTTTTTACCATTGTAGGTGCGTGTTGACGCACCAACAATTTCTTCTTGTTGGTATCTTTGTAAAAAACCTTTTTTCTGTTGTTCAATACTGCGGAATAGGTCGCCGAGCGAAGTGGGAGCCAACTTGACTCCATCAACCTTCGCAGCAGCGACCATAGCCTCCCATGCGTCAGCAGCACATAACTCTAAAGAGCCACCACCGACAACCTTGCGCAACATCTTAGGTAACACTTGGCTGGGCTTTTTGCCCTTTAAGTGTTGGCAAGGTTTAACGGGTGTAATGAACAGTTTCAACTATTTTACTTCAGCCTTAACAGCAGCCCTTTTGGCGGCAATCTTCTTAGGAGTTGCGCCAAATGCGGCATCAATTTCCTCTGAAGTTAGAACACCATCAATGCTTGCCTTGGCAAGACCTTCAACCACCTTAAATACTGATACTGCACCAGCAATCAACGCTGCTTTAGCAACCGACAAATCAGGGGCAATAACAGCAGCACCAGTGACAACGCCAAGGGCGTTGGTCAAAAATAGTGCAACAATTCGTCCTGCTACATCTTTTACCTTATTCATTTTTATCTCCTAAAAGTGCGCCAAGCATGTGAACCATGATGGCTACCAATGTTATTTGTATTCCTAAAGTCCTAGTTGAACCAGACAAAGTGATTAAAACCATACCAGTTCCAGCCAATGTCCAAGTTAAACCATGGATTTCGGATACAATTTTCTTCATATAGTAGTCTATTTGTTCCTTCTTGAACTACTAGCAACAGCGGCTGTACCAGCCGCAACTGCTATAAGGGTTTTACGAGTACTAACAGGAACATTACTGCCCAAAGGAACATACTCATCAAAGCCTTCAGCAAAAATATTTATCTCCTGTTCAAACGCAGCACGAACCTCAGTTGGTGCATCCTGAACTGCTTCAATAATAGCATCAATCTGTTCTTCAGATAGTTCAGATACAACAATAGCATCAAAAACTGCAACAGCCTGCTCAGATGACAACGATTCAACAAACTGGGCATCCTGAGCAACAGCAACCGCTTCCTCTACTGTTATTGTTTCAACATCCTCAAGAATTGCTTCCAACTCTGCTTCATCTAATATATCAACAATAGTATCTTCAACAATAACTTCTTCAAGTTGACTATCCTCTGTTATAATATAATCAGCAACCGTATCATCAACAACAACCTCATCCACAACCTCATCCACAACATCATCTACAATCTCAGGAAAATCAGGATATGTCTCTACAGTTACTTCTTCAACTTCTTCTAGAATTACTGGAATGGGTTCCGTATCTTCTGTGGTTATCTCTACTATGGGTTCAGGCTCAACCCATACAGGTACTTGCTGTACTGGTTGCACTTCGGCTTCTGTGGTTGTTGTGGACTGCTCAACCGTCACGCTGGTCGTAGTCGCTGGAAAAGTCGTTGTTACCGAAGTACTGGTATAAATAGATGTCTGAACAGAAACAACTGTCGTGTCCACAACTGTTGTTTCGGGAACACTTGAAGTGGTCGTTGTCTGAACAGTTGTAGTACTCCATGATTCTCCATTCGCAATAAAAGCCTCATCAGGAACAATTTGCCAAGGCTGGTCGTCAATCTGCCAAGCCAACATCCAACAAGTACCCCCACCATTCTCATAAAACCAGCCATCTAAACTTTGGATACCAGCATCCAAATCCAAAAACCCTGATTCCGTGGCAGAACAACCTTGGTCGCCCCAAGAGCCAAACTCGTCCATGCCAATCTTTATGGTTCCGCCATCATCAGAAGCCAACCAAAACTGTATAGTGTCATGTGCAGGAATAATAATAGAACCCGTGTAATGAACCATAAACATATCGTCAGGGCAATCCTGAAAAGGTTCACCATTAAAACTACGGTTAATGTTGTTTTCTAGTTCCGAACCACAAGTTTCATAAACAGTATCGGACTTGATTGGTGGTATATCGGTAACGATATACCCGACAGCGTTTAATCCCTGTACTGGTTCAGCGTTTGTTACTGTGCTAAATAAGGCGAGGACAACGCTTGGTAGGAATATCAGCCAGCGGGTATTTTTGACCACAACCCAATTGGACATTCTGCTTTACGCAATTTGACTTTAACTTTCATAAAGCAACCACATTTTTTGCAGGTATTTGTTGGTTTAAACAAATAATCACAATCCTGACAAATAGCAAACCGTTCTTTAGGAGTATTGGCTTCCATAGTTAATCAAGAAATTCATCTGTTGGTTCGCCATTTACCAAGTTATGAAACGCATCACTTGGAATCCAAGATTGCGATTCTTCATGCCAATCATACTTATCTGAATCTGTTGGCTTAGGAATTGGTGCAGCCCAATCATTGTTTTCATCCAAAGACCAAGATGGAAATGGTTGTGGAATAATAAAAATATCTTTTACTGGGTCGTATGTAGAACCACCAACAGGATACTGTTTTCTAAACGAACCGTTATATGATGCTTGAACCCAAATGGTATCTGGAAAAAGATTAGTTAAAAAATCTTTACCTAATTGTTCTTGCTCAACTTCGTTTTCATCCCAAAGAATATTATTCTTTACAACAACAACATCTACAACATTATTGTTTTCATCCAGTTTTGCAAAATGTGCCATATTAAACCGTCAATGTTCCAGTTCCAGTAAAACGATATACATGATATCCGCCTTCAAGCGAATATGATGGGCTTCCAGTTGTTGCAGTTGCTAAAGCAAAAGTTGCTAAATATCTAATAGCACAAATTCCCGAACCGCCATTAGTGTTGTGTGCTTGACCACCGTTTCCAGTGTTTGCTCCACCAGAAGAACCGTTAGAACTGTCACAAACTCCACGACCACCACCACCAGAACCATAGTTAGTTCCAGAAAAACTCTTTACAGAACTGCCACCAGAACCCGAGTAGGAGTTTGCACAACCACCACAGCAACCACGAACACATCCGCAACCGTGTTGACCATTTGACCCCACGGCTGCGTCATACGCATCTCCACCGTTTCCACAAGAACCACCGCCGTCACACGAACCACCACCACCTGAACCAGTAGATGCAGCAGCACCACCACCGTTACAAGAACCACCGTTGCCTCCACCACCAACACTGGTTCTTCCAGTCCAGCCAGTTCCAGTTATTGAAGAACCGCCACCAGCACCAGCGACACTCATTGTGTATGTCACCCCTGGTACAACTGTTGAACTTGCAGTGTATGTTCCACCAGCACCACCACCACCTGCAACAGCACCACAAGTATAACCTAGAGCAGAACCACCACCGCCAACAATTATATATTCAACAGATGTGGTTGCGGGTAAAGCACCGCCACCCGACCAATAAGAGTTAACTTGGTCAGTAGTGCCACGGCGAGTACGAGGAGCCAAAGAACCGCCACTGATGGCTTTGCCACCCGATGTATTCTTCAATAAACTAGGCATCTAAGATGACCTTACGCTGTTATACGATTAACATACCCGTGAATTACAATTGCGGTGCCAGTTGCAGCAAAAGCACGAACAACCAGCGGAGTAGCATTACCCTTAATCAATAGACCAGCAGCAATCAAATACAAACCGTTCTCAGCCTTAACAGTGTATTCAATGTCATCAGAACCAGCAGTGGTTCCACCCCATTGAACAGTCAACTTACGGTCAGTGGAATCATAGTTCACTGCATACAACCAGATTTCGTCCAAAGTTGTTGCCGTGCTAGAACCAGTGTGGATAACGGTTCCTGCGCTGGCAGTAGCAGTAACCAAAATGCCACGACCATCGGTTGAACCGCTAAGAATTGTTTTGCTAAAAGTTGCCATATACTATATTCCTTTGTTCCCTAGATAAGAATTACTTGTTGTTCAACCGTGTCAAAACGGTTGAAAATTTCAAGTTCCAACCATTCATCAGGGTCATTATAATCAAAAACTGTAGCATCAATAATAGCAGGGTAATCTTCAGCCCAAAAATCGTTAGCCAAATCACCCAAAGTAGTACCAGTAGCACCCTGAGCAACATAATAGTCAAACTGCAAAGAACCACGATAACCCAAACCAGCCTCAGACCAGTGGGCATACAACAAATCACCCAAAGTATCACCAGCCGTAGGATACAATTGCTTTAAAGCAACATACATTGCATCATTAGTTGTCGCCATCATTAACCTTTACTGTTTTAGTTTCCAAACGGAAACGCTGCTCAGAAGCCGCCCCAGCGGCAATCAACTCAGACAACTCCGTATCAGACAACTCACTCGCTTTGCCACTATGCTCAACCTGAAATTGAACTGGAGCCAAACGACCAGTAGCCTGCAAATACAGTTTAGCCGAATTGTTATCCCCCTCAAGAGCACGCTGGAACAGGTTGTCCAGCAATTGTTGTGTTCTTTCGGGTGATGATTGAAGTTCGTTAACTCTTCGTTCCCATTCTTGTTTAAACGCAGGTTTCTTTTTCCAGCGTCTAAGTGTGGTTTCGTCCACGCCTTCTACTTTGGCATACTGGTTTTGACTGGATGGCACCCTGCCGTTGGCTGGGGTGCATAACCAGTTTAAAAACTTTTCTTGCCTAGTGTCCAATGTGTTAGAGTTTTCTGACATCCACAATACACTAACTGTTCCCTAGTGGGGATGTTACAGTTGTGTTAAATCTTTGTTACAGTTGTGTTACATTTTGTGTTGGTTTGTTGTGGGTGTTGGGTTTTGGGAAAACTTGTATTCAACTTGTATAGGGAACAGCACAATATTAGTATGGGGGGTAGGGGGGGGCACAATCCAGTAGGTTGTGCCACACAAACGCAGTGTAGTGTGGCTGCGTAACTGACAATACTATTCTAAAATAGAAACAACAAGAAACATGTTTAGCATGGACAAGGAAGGGTGTTATGATAGGAACAATGCTGCTAATAGTAGGGACAGTTTTTGTCACATTAGGTTTTGTGGTAATGTTTCTTAGGGCTTTGTTTAAGACTGTTGAACAGTTTGAGCATACCTCGTTTTTGGATGATGATTGGATGGAAAATGAATATAACTGAGCAGGACCGTGTGTTGATTAAGTTGTTGGCTAAGAAGAAGCCGAAACCGAAAAAGTAATGGCTACATCAAAGCGTGACCCACGACTAGCAA